TGCCGGTGCGAGCAAATATACGCGCCTGGTACGCAAGGGAATCATTCTCGGCGGTGATGAAAACGATGTTCACTTGAAGCGGTCGATTGGCGTGAAGGCTCTCAAAAGTCGGGCTAACAAGAAGATGATCATGGCGCAGGTTGGCGTGTCAGGTCCGGCGGCTAGATATGCTCACCTGTACGAATTTGGTCGTTCGGGAACGTCCTACGAGGGGCAGCATGTATTTGAGAACACGTTAAAAAGCTCGGAACAGCAGATTGTTGAAGCAATCACGAGTAGACTAATGACGGGAATGGAAAAGGAAACATTTAAATAATGGCCGAGGCAGAGACAGCGATTAAATCCCGACTCGAATCCTCGACTGCTAACCTATCGGGCGCTGGTGCGATATGGGCGATTCTAGCACCACAGGATGCGGTCAAACCTTACTTGGTGTTCGAGGTGTTAGATGAGAATCCCGTTAATGTGATGGGACAGGAAACGGTTCCGACTGAATGCACCGTATCGGTTTCAGTATATGCGGATACTTTTCTTGAGTGCGTCAATGCCAGTAACGATGTGCGAACGGTATTGACTAGATACAGCGGTGTTGCTGACGGTGTGACCGTTCAAGATTGTTTCTATGAAGGCAGGTCAGATAATTACGATGAGGGCGATAGGGAATACTCCCGCGAACTCACTTTCAGATTGCATTACAACGAGGTTTAAGAATGGCAACTTTTATCGTCAAGAACCGGCCAACATTCTTAGGTCGATTGGACATGAGTCAGATTGCAAGCGCGGTAGCAATCGAATACGGTGCGGATGCGGTCGATGATACGGTTCTGACTGATTCAACCCGCAGCAATGCTGGTGGCTTGAAAACGTTCGGCTTCTCGATGGATGCTTACGCGGATTTCAGTACATACGATGCGGATATTCAAACGTACCATGCTGGCAGCGTTCCGATTTCATTTGCGACCGAAGCGGGTACGGAGCAGGAGACTTGTTTCCTTGTTAATGCGACACAACTGACTCACCAAATGTTAAGCGGTTCGGTTGGTGATATGGCTGGCACCAATATTTCTGGAAGTGCTGTGGGCAATCTGGTTCGCGGTATTCTTGAGGCGAATCGTGCGGTTAGCAGTACCGGAACTTCGACGGGCTCACAATTGGGCGCACTTAGCACCGCACAAAGCATTTATGCTAACCTACACGTCACAGCGGCGGCGGGAACAACGATTGATGTTATTGTTCAATCCGACGACAATGGAAGTTTCACGAGTCCGACGACTCGAATGACGTTCACGCAGGCAACAGGCAGAACAGCCGAGCATTTAAACTTGGCCGGAGCGGTCACAGACGATTACTGGCGAATAAGTTACACCGTAGTGGGTGGCGCGTTTACCTTCGCTGTGAGCATAGGAATACTTTAAGGAGATTTAAATAATGGCAACTTTCGTATTAAAAGATGCTTCCGTAGTGATTAACAGTGTTGATCTTTCTGATCACGTTCGTTCTGTGGCGATTAACTATGAAGCCGAAGGTGTTGATGATACCAACATGAGCGACACAACCAGAATTATGACCGGCGGATTGCTGAACTATTCGGTTGAGGTTGAATTTTCTCAAGACCATGCGGCTAGTGAGGTTGATGCGACATTGTTTGCGTTGGTCGGCTCAACAACTGCGGTCGTTATCAAACCAACAAGTTCTGCGGTCGGTAGCACGAACCCAAGCTATAGTGGCACGATGCTTCTGACCAGTTACAATCCTGTTTCCGGTACTGTTGGCGATCTTGCAACGGCTTCGGTTTCGTTTGTACCTGCCGGCGCATTGACCCGAGCAACAAGTTAAGGAATAAAAATGGATGAATTAACCTTTGAAGATTTCGACGATTACGTTGTCGATGTAATGCCGGTTGAGTTCATAGGGAAGCAAGCCTATGTTCGCAAGCTAAGTTTTGATGGTTCAATCGAAATGGCTAGGCGCTTCAAAGATCGGGAGAACGAAGAACCCCAACCGTCAGACGTTCGTGCGATGATTGCCGGTGTCTTGTGTGACGCGCAAGGGGTTCTTTTATTCCCATCCATTGAAATCGGTATGGAGGCGCTGTCGAAGTTTGATGCCGAGAACTTGATGCCGTTGTTCGACAAGGTAAACGAATTAAACTCCGTTAATGTTGAACAGGAAAAAAAAGACTTGAGGGCGATACCTACGCAGCACTCCGCATAAGGTTCGCCCTACAGTTTCAAATGACTCCGGACGATGTTGGGAGGCGATTCACCGCGCAGGATATTGCACAAGTTCTGGCTTACGAATCGATTCAAGAAGATATGGCAAAAGAGGCTCGACGATTGGACGAGCTAAATTCAAAGGCTAAGGAACAACGGAGTAAGGCGCGTGGCTAAAAAAATCGGTTCGCTGCTCGTTGATCTAGGGCTTGATACAACCAGGCTTGAGACCGGGATTAAGAAATCTCAGAACCGGTTCAAGCGTTTCGAGAAAACCACCAAGCGTACATTCAACAAAATCAATCAATCCGTTAACGGTCTCGCCGGTAATTTAATTGCTTTGGCTGGTATCGGTTCGCTCACGATGGTTGCAAAGCAAAGCCTTGATGCAGCGGATAACATTCAGAAGCTCGCAATTAAAACAGGCATTAGCACCGAAGCGTTATCAGAACTCCAATTTGCTGCCGAACAATCCGGCGTCGAATTCGGGACCGTCGATAAAGCAATTCAAAACATGGTGAGAACGGTATCCGAAGCGCGTGATGGCGTTGCGACTTATGCGGATGCCTATAATACACTCGGTATCAACGTTGACGCACTAGCGAAACTATCCCCTGAGAAACAAATCGAGGTGATGGCTGACGCGTTCAACAATCTGGACGATCAAACCACCAAGACTGCTGTTGCGATGGATATCTTCGGCGGTCGTGGTACGCAGATGATTCAGATGTTCAGTAATGGCTCGGAAGGGATTCGTGAGCTCCGTGGTGAGGCGAAAGAACTTGGTCGATCACTATCCCAAGATGCTGCTGATAAGGCGGCTGACGCTAATGACGCGATGAACCGGTTCACTTCTTCCATGCGTGGCGTATCAACGGAATTTGTAACAAACATGGCTCCTGCGTTGACGAATCTCGCAGATGGTATGTCTGTTCAGTTACCGGGCGCGATGGCGGCGGCTAGTGAGGCGTTCTTTCTGTTCAGGCAAAATGGTTTGACGGTTATCGCGTTCCTTGCAAAGAAATGGTCAGAGTTTGCCGGTTTCATGGGTGGGATTCTTGGTGGGAACGATACTGCCGAACAAATCAAAGCTAACCTGAAAAAGATTGAGGAGCTTCAATCAAAGAACCTTAAAAACATGCACTTCCGACAGCAGCGAGCGCACAAGGCGCGACTTAAAATGCTGCAAGAAGAAACGGATGACCTGGTTGCTGGCGATACGTTTGGGCAGATGATGATTGCCAACGCAGCACAGGCGGAAATGTTCGAGCAGGCATTATTGAAAACAGCAGCGGCTGCTCAACGGGATGCGGAAAGCTTCGCAACGGCAGGCGGTAGCGTAAGAGAATATAACGCGGCGGTAAGTGATTTAGTCGATAGGGCTTCGGGCGGTGACGATGGTTCCTCAATACTTCCGCCAATGGTCACGGAGGAGGAAATCGACAAAGCTCAAGTGTTCACTGACAAAATGACGAACAACCTTAAAGTAATTGGTGAAAGCGGAAAGAGCGTATTCGGTCAACTTCGAGATAACTTCTCGAACATGGTGAACGATATGGTCACTAAGTGGGTTGGTTCTCAAATAACTAATTTATTTATGAGCCTTGTCGGTGGTGTCGGTGGCGGGCTTATGTCGTCGTTCCTTCCTACCTTTGCAAATGGCGGTTCCTTCACCGTTGGCGGTAAGTCTGGAACGGACTCGAATCTCGTTGCGTTCAGGGCTACCAAGGGCGAAACCGTTAGCGTAAACCGTCAAGGTGAATCAGGCGGTGGCGGTGGTGCGGGAGTTGTGATAAACAATCAATACGATTTCAGCGGCTCGTCAATGCAAACAGCCGAAGTTGAGGGAATGATAGAACGGGCGAATAAGGTACAACGGTTGCAGATTCAGAATGATATGGCTCGGAGGCGTTTCTAATGGCGACAATAACGGCGTTTCCGGCGATCACACCGACCACGAGCCAGATTGGTATCCTGTATAACACCAAAGTATTCCGATCACCGTTGACCGGTGCCATTCAGACCGCTACGCGTGAAGGCGCTCGGTGGCAGATGCAATTGATGTTCAATAACCTTAATGAATCAGAGCGATCTGTGATGCGTGGCTATCTTGCGTTTATGAACGGGCAGGAGAATCGAGTTGAAGTAGGTGATCACGCGTACACAGGGGCTCGTGGTGCGCTTGGCGGAACAGCCTTGGTTAATGGGGCAACCCAAACGGGAACGCAGCTAATAACGGACGGGTGGCCGAATTCCACGGTTGTATTGAAGGCAGGTGATTACTTTAGCTTCACGAACGGGACGAACAAAGAATTTAAGATGGTGACGAGTGATGTGACCAGTGACGGTTCGGGGAATGCGACGATTAATTGTAGTCCGGAAATACACACCTCACCGGCTGATAACGCTTCGATTGAAACGGCGGCTCCGGTGGGTACGTTCTATCTGGCCGAGCCTGCGGTTAATTGGGACAACATGCCGAGCCAGTTCGGTGGTGTTGCTTCGCCACGGTCCAGCTTCACGGTTAGTTTGATCGAGGATATTCTATGAGTGACCGAGGATTAAGTTCTGCACTAGCGACAGCGGTTGCGTTGCCTAATGTTCGATTCTTGGTTTTTGTTAAACTAGAATTCGACTCGGGTACGATCTATCTGCACAACGGAGTGGGAACGTATTCTTGGGATTCTGCGAGCTGGATTGGAATCGGCGGATTCGGTGGTATTTCCGGCGTAAGCGAATCAACGACATTATCACCTTACGAAATTGATTTAGTTTTATCCGGTCTTGATGCTGATCTTCTCGATGAGGTGTTAAATCAACAATACTACCTTCGACCGGTCACGTTATACATTGGCGCTTTAGATGTTACCGCAGGGACTTTGGTTGCTGACCCTGACGAGATATGGCGCGGCGCGATGGATACCGCACGAATCAGTCTCGGTGACGATAATGCTTTGATGGTTACTTGTGAAAGTGAATTTGCAATATTCGAGAAAACGAATGGCTCGGTGTTTTCTGATTCCGACTTGCAAAACGATTACTCTGGCGACCTGTTTCTCAAGTGGGCTGCTGCGACTGAGGACGTTGAGTTGAAGTGGGGCGATGCTTCCGCGATCACAACAGGAACCGGAAGAAATGGAGGATATGTAAACTTTAGAAGTCTCGGGGATTTTAAATTTGGAAGATAGACGCAAGGCGGTCACCGATTCGCTTCGGGATAACGCGAATGAAGAATTCGAGTACGGCGTGATTGACTGCATGAGATTTGCGAATAGCGTTGCGATGAAGATAACGGGAATTGATTACTCTGAGGGGTTTGAGTACCACAGCGAAAAGGAAGCCTATAAGTTAATTAGAAAGGCGGGCGGTTTCTCTGGACTGGTATCGAGTCTGCTCGGTTCTCAGCCGGTTGGTTTTGGTTCATTACTTACGGGCGATCCTGTATTGTGTGAACTACCGACAATCGGCGAGTTGATGGGTGTGAAGATGGACGAGTTAAGGATTGTAGTTAAGACCAAATCCGGAACGATATTTATCGACGAAAGCTCGGTTATTCATGGGTGGGCTCTGTAGATGCCTCAAGTCATTGCTGTCATTGCAGCAAAAATAACGGTTGCTCTAGTTGGAATCGGAAGCGTTGGATTAACCGCAACGGTTTACGTTGCAACTCAGGCTGTCCTATACGCGGCTATTAGTATTGGTCTGCGTAAGTTAGTTGGTCCGGACGATATACCACAAACCGAAGCGGATAAAACGCGAACCGAGAACGTTGTTAGAGGCGGCACACAACCTCGTACAATTGTTTATGGTCGTCAGTTGGTCGGTGGCGTTCTGGCGTATGCGAACACGGGCGGAACCGATAATAAAGACTTGTGGTTCACGATTGCTCACGCAGGGCATCCGATTGAGGAAATAAATGATTTCTGGTTTGACTCTGCTCGTCTTGGAATAGCCAACGTTACCATCGGTGGAGGCGTTACCGGCGGGCTTTACTATCTAGCGGAAACATCAACCCCTTACGTTTACACATACGCCAATTACGGGACAACAACACAGACCGCAATCACGCCTTACGTCAATACGTTTACCGACATTACAACCGATCATAGAGGCAGGGGAATTGCTTACTCGGTAATCAGGTTGGTTTTGGCCGAGGCGAGTCAGAAGGTTTTTGAGCGTGGCGCTCCGAGAAATATTCGGGCGTTAATGCAGGGCAAAAATAATATCTATGACCCGCGCTTAGATACGTCAGCCGGTGCGAACCCAACGAACGCAACATACCAGGCTTATACGCGGAACCCGATTCTTTGCGTTGTCGATTACATGCGAGACACACAGATTGGAATGGGAATTAGTGACGCTCGTATTGATTGGACGACCGTTGTTAATGAATCAAACTTTTGTGATCAACAAGTGCCGAACACGGTTGACGGTTCAAGCGATGAGCGATTCACCTGTAACGGGGTGATGCTTACCAGTGACACGCACTCGAACAACATCAAAAAGATACTGTCATCTTGTAATGGTCAGATGGCATACAAGAACGGTAAATTTTTTATCAAGGCCGGTCGAATCGGTACGGGCGCGAATCTAGTCACCAACCCTTCATTCGCCACGGGTATTATCGGCTGGACTACCTCGGGAACGGTTGCTTGGGACGCTTCATTCAGAGCAATTAAAATAGAGAACGGCGCAAGGGCGAGTCAGGGAATTACCACGGTAGTCGGGAACGTTTACCACTTGAAGGTTCGGATTGGTGACGCGGTGCTGGTTGGCGGTACGGTATCGACTCAGATAAAACTAGCGGCGGCAAATTCAGCGGATGGAACGGGTGAACTGGTAAGCCAAACGAATACCACTGAAAACTCTGTTGCAGAATTCACGTTTATCGCCACGGCTGGAACGACATACATTGTTCTTTCTAACGGCGGTCCAATAGGTTCGACTGCGGTTTTCGATGATGTGGAGCAGTATCTTGTTTCATCAACAGCGGTCGATGGTTCGTGGTTGCGCGGCGATATATCCATGCAGACTGCAACACCGAAGGCGCAGCGATTCAATACGGTTCGGGCGTTCTATCGGAACTCGAACAATAATTACAAAGAGGCGGAAGCGTTAAAGGTTACAAATACAGCCTTCGTGACTCGGGATAATGGCGAGGAACTGTACGAGGACATTGATCTACCGTTCACCAGCAACGAAACCGAAGCACAGCGGGTTGCTCACAAGTTAATTCAAGCGACCGATCAGCAAACGGTTGTGACGATGCCTTGCAACTATAAGGCTCTCAAAATCTCGGTGCATGATCGGTTGACGTTGACGATTCCGGAACTTAGTTGGACTGACAAATTGTTTCGTGTCATTGATTGGAAGTTAAACGGAGAAGATGAAGGCGTTGATGTTGTGCTTCGTGAAGATTCGGCGGATGCGTGGGAAGACCCTGATCAGGCGGATTATTCAACGCGAACTGCGGCGGGCGTTGTAACGGAAGGAACGCCAGAGGTTCCGGTTGCGACTAGCGTGACGCTCACCGCTCGAACGGATATGCCTGATATAACAATTGATTGGGTAAACCCTACGGTCAATGCTTATTGGGGATTTGCTCAAGTATGGCGCGGCACAAGCAATTCATTTGGCGCTGCGACTAGAATCTGGACGGGCAGAACTAACAGTTACACCGACAGCAATGCAACGGCTGGCGTGGCTTATTATTATTGGGTGCGAATGCAACAGGGCGCGACATACTCAACAGAGGCCGCATCAACCCCTACCAACTCGACAGCGGCGGCTATTGCGGCATCTACAGCGACGAATGTGAACTGGTCAGGAGTTGTCGATGATGATGATGGCAAGCGGCGGGTCGTTGGCGGCGTGTTTGATATTCAGGATGAGAGCGGCGGAACGATCACGCTTGAAACGGGTGATATTTTAGATTTAAACACCGTGACTGATTTGGGCGTTCCGATTTACAACATCGACATAAGCGTTGCGGCGGTTGAAACCTCTCTGACAACGGTGATCAATCAGGTCAGCGGATTAGAACAAACGATTGTTGATTTAACTTCTGGCGTGAGTGACGTTTACGTTTCTGCGACCGCGCCGGTTGCTGGTGTTGATGGTGTTGCTGACCCGATTCCAGAATTCAGCCGATGGTATGAAAGCGATAACGACAACCATCCTTATTATTGGAACTCAACCGCTTGGGTTAGCCTTGCAGATGCGCGGATAGGGCAGAACCAAAGTGATATTGTTAGCTTGGAGACAGTTGCTTATGACGCAGTTACGGGCGTGGTTGCTACGTCTACCGCTCTAGGGGTTCTTGATGCAACGGTGGTCGGTCAAGGTTCAAGCATCACAACCAACGCGAGCAGCATCACAAGTTTGTCTGTTGGCTTGTTCAGATTGCAGGATGAGAACGGCGCGATACTTTTAACCGAGGCTGATGTTGAAGTTGAAGCCGAATCATTATCGGATGCCGGCGCGGGTTCGGCAGCGGCAACGCAGACGCTTGAAGCTCGGGTTACGATTGCCGAAAACTCCACGACCGCAACGGTTACGGACTTGGTTGAATTGACCGCAACGGTCGGCGGGAAGGCAACGATCACTTCTGTTTCTGGCGTACAGGGAAACCTTGATGATACTAACGAACTTCTCAACGGCTCAATTGAAGATATTAGTGGGATAGAACTTGCTCTAAACGATGAAGTGACGGGACTTTCTAATACTTACGCAATAACCGCGCAATCAGAAATCACGCTTAACGGAACGGGTGGTGTCGTTGAAGATTTGGCAGCGGTAAATTTGAAGTATGGCGTGACCATCGACGATGATGGGAACTTGAGTGGATTTGAATTAATTTCAGGCGGCGGCGTTTCTACATTCTCAATTCTGGCGGATACGTTCCAAATCGTTGACCCTGCTGCGCCGGCTGGCGGTGGTGTTTCGGCTCCGTTCACTGTTACCGGCGGCGTTGTCACAATGCAGAACGTGAACATTGCTGGCAATCTTTTGGTCGGCGGGAGTGTCACAGCAACCGAGATAGCGACGAACGCGATCACAACGGGGAAAATAAACAACGGCGCTGTCGATTGGAGCACCAAGATAGGCGGAACCGGCAAACCATCGGATAACGCCACGGTGAACACTGGCCCATTGTACTCAGACAGTTTTTCTTTGTCGGCTAACCTCACCGCAGCGGCTTTACCAATAATTACATGGCAGCAAGATCGTGACGGGAGCACTCCGGTAACCTTGAACAGCGGGCAGTCGTTTACGTTCGATGATGCCGGAACTTATCTGATCACGGTTTTACTGCACTTGAGTTATGACATCAACACCGATACCGGCGGGTCAGGGATTCCAAGCGTTGGGATTTTTCAGCTTTACACAAGATACGCCTCGAATGGTTCATCTTATGCGGCGGCAACTAATTACCAGTACCACGATTTTGTTAAGCCTGTTTCGACTGTAACGACTGCCGTTACTGGCTTTGCGTCAATGCCGTTGACCTTTATTCAGGATGCGGCGGCGGGTTCTAAATTGCAGCTTTATTTTCAGGGTGTCGGCGGCGCGGCGGCGTTCTCGGTATCGTCAGCGAGCAGGGTTGATATATTGCAGCTCAAGCAGGTTGCTGACGTTTGATTAAGGGTATGGCGTTTTTGACTAGATGGTTGATAATACACACAAATATAGAGGCTTCACACAATGAGTAAAATTTCGGAGTTATCGTCGGGCGGTGTGATTGTAGACGCTGACGAGCTAATTGTAGTTCGAGCAGGGGCGAACGTTCGCGTTGTTATGGCGGGGTATGTCGTTGGTGGCGGTACTCCGGCGGCTGGTGCGTTTACAACGATTACTGCCAGCTCAACTCTTGTGGTTACGGGTACAGCGGCTACGGGCGCACTCACTGCGGCATCTGTTACCTCTGGCGGCGACATTCTAAGCGACACAGACTCAACCGACTCAATAGGCTCAACGGGCGTTAGATGGCTGAAAGGCTG